CCCGAAATCGACCTAGACGCTTTTGCTAAGAAAGTAGCGGAGGAAACTGCTGCTAAGATTGCAATTCGTCAGGCCGAAGAAAAAGCCACGGTGGAAGCCGAGGCAAAGGCCGCTGCTGAAGAAGCAGAAGTACAAAAGGCCGCCGAAGCCGAAGCTGAAAAAGCTGCGGTTGTACAGCAAGAAAAAGTTGAGCAGTCAATTCGTACTGGTATTGAATCCGGTGCTGATCGCTTAGTTGCAGATCTTCGAAAAGAGTTCGAGCAAAAGGATGCAGAAACTCAAGAAATTCTTGCAAAGTATAAAAACGAGCTTCAAGAGAAAGGCGAAGAGATTCGCGCAATGCAGAACAGCAAGAAGCAGTTTGCTGACCGCGGTCAAATCATGACTCTTGAGACTGCTGGTGCACAAGAGCTTCTCGAAGCAAAAATTCTTGGCACTATGATGCGTCGTAGCTGGGACACTGACTTTACTAAGCAAGTATTCCAGAAGCACGGTGCAGATATTGATGCTCTTGCTAACTCTGGCGCTGGTGCAAACCTCCAGGGTGTAAAGCTTGACCTCATCGTAGAAACTCAATTTGAGAAGGAACTGCAGCAAGAACTTCGCGCTGCTCAATTCTTCCGTGAGATTCCTGTACAAACCAAGCAGACTATTCTGCCAATCATGCCTGATTCAGTAGCCGCTACGTTCAATACTGGTTCTGCTTCGGACGAGTCTAACTCTCCTGCAAACTTGAACGATTTGACTCGCGGTACTGCTGCTTCTAATAACAAGTTTAGCACTGGTCAGAAAGTACTCATCGCTGGTCGATTGAGCTCTACTACTTATATCGACAACGATACTGACGAGATGACTCTTGTTGCACTTCTTCCCATGATTCGAGAGGCTATGGTACGTGCTCACGCTCGTGCTCTTGATACTATGGTAATTAGTGGTACTGGTTCTTCTGGTGCTGCAGCTGAGTTTGGTGTTCTTGATAAGGACTCCGGTACTTCTCAAACTGTAACTGGCGGCAGTGCTGCTGCTAATACAGAGAAGCTTGTAGGCGACGACATTCTTACTGCACGTGCAGCTATGAAGAAGTATGGCATGAATCCTCAGGACCTGGTTCTGATTTGCTCATACAACGCATACAATGATCTTCTGCAAGACGCAGGTTTCGCAGACATTACCGATGTAGGTTCTGATTTGGCAACCAAGCTTAGTGGTGTAATGGGCTCAATCTTTGCAACTCCTGTAGTTGTAACTGATCACGCCGGCGCTGCTGGGCTGCCCGCCGTTCGAGGTTCCGCGAGCGATTGTGCTGTTCTTGTTAACCATAAGAACTTTGTCATTCCTCGTCTCCGTGGTGTTAGCATTGAATCTGAGTACCAAGTTGGTAACCAGCGTAATGCTCTCGTTGCTAGCCAATCTCTTGGCTTCGAGCAATTGGTTGAAGGTCACGCCAACACTGGCTTTGCTTCAGTCGTTTTTGCATACGCAGCTTAATAACTGCTTTAAACTGGGGTGGTTCGCCACCCCAAGTTTTTACTATTTGACTTATGGCGAATTTAATTACTTTACAACAATTTAAAGATGCGGAGCAAATAACCAACCCTCGGGATGATTATAAAATTAGCCGTATAATTGATTCCGTGAGTCAAATAGTAAAAACTTATTGTGGTAACAGCATAATAGATTTTTACACAACAAATAAAGTAGAAGAATTTAATATTGACTGGAGCACGTATGCAGTTCAGCTAACTGAAAGCCCTGTCAATACAGTAGTATCTGTAGAAACAAGAAATGACGTAACTTCTGCATATACAACTGTTTCTACCGATGATTACTATTTGGATAAAAATACAGATAGTATTTTGTATGTTCGAGGTAATGGATACCGTGCGTGGCCTCGGGGTGCCGGAGCAATAAAAGTAACATATACAGCGGGATATTCTGCAACTCCTTATGATCTTCAAATAGCAGTTATTGATTTGATTAACTACTATTTTAAAGATGAGCACAAAACTCGAAGAACCCTGCAGGGAGCGACAATGGAAAATGCTCCTAGCGGAGATGGCAAAGGATTCCCTGACCATATTAAACGAATTTTGGATATGTATAAAAACTTCTAATGGCAATTAAAGTATTAGAGGGAATGCTAAAACGCGCCTATGGAGAAGCAAAAGGTCATAGACTACAACGAGAAGCCCGTAAATGGGCGGACAGCCAAGGCTACCATCTTATAACAATTAGTAAAGAAGATATAAAAACCCTTTTAGTTCATAACTATGTAGCAATTCGAATGGGGGATTTAGTTAAAAAAGAGCAAGCTAAGTTTAGAAAAGAACAAAAAGATTTAGCAGATCCTTCTAGCCCTAAAAGAATGAAAAAAGCAGAAGCTATAAGAGCTGTAGCAAATACATCGCAACATGTAAGTGTTACTAAGCTAAGAAAAGACGTAGACCCAGTAGTTGATCATATTTTTCAAAATTTTATAGAGCATTACAATTCTAGCATTAAGGAAGTACATCTTTTAGCACATAAGAAGGGTAATGAGATCGAAATCTTACAGAATAGAAACCACGCTCAAAAAGCTAAAGATACAATTATAGCTCT